AAAATATAGACGGTATCAACAAGACTTATCCGAAGGCAAGGCTGTTGGTGCTAAAAAACCTGACGAAGCAGAAATGTTGCGTATGGTAGAAAGAGCAAGGAGTTTTGCCGGTGGGAATGTCAGTAAGTCCAAATAATTTGATAGTAACTTTCAAACAGCTTGATCAAGCTATTGATGCTAGTATGCCTCAAATTTATCAAAAATTTTATCAATTAACTCCTATCAAAACCGGCAATGCTAGATCTAATACCAGTTTGAATGGTCGTACTATTCGCGGTACCTATCCATATGCTGGTGTATTAGATGCTGGGCGTGGTTTTAGAGATGGTCAGATGCGTGGATCTACGCAAGCTCCTAATGGTATGAGTCAACCCACTATTGATTATGCCAAACAAATAATACTTCAAAAACTTAAAAGTGTAGGAATTTAATATGGCCGGACCAAATGATCTAAATGTAAATTTAACCATAGATGCCAGTATCTTTCAGAAAGGCTTGGATGATGCGGTCAAACAATTAAATGAATTCAGTGCCAAAGTAAAAGCCGCGGGCGATAGTGTTAATACCACTATGGTCAATATTAAGAAAAGTACTGATCCAGTTTCAAAAGCATTTAGTGAATTAGGTTCTACCATAGCGGCAATTGGCATTGGAACTTTTATTGAAAGTGTAGTAGAAGGTGGTGCCAAAATGAGTCGTCTTGCTGAATCAGTAAGTATGACTACCGAAAGTGTGTTGGAATATTCAAGAGCCATGAGTTCAGTAGGTAAAGATACTAACACTCTTGTGACCAGTTTTGGATTCATGGAAAAAGCTGTTGAAGGTGCTATTCAAGGTAACACAAGATTAAGAGCTGACTTTTCCGCATTAGGCATAGCTGTTACTGATTTTAATAAATTAAGTGCCGAAGAAGTCTATGAAAAAATCGCTAGAGGTCTTGCCGCAATACAAGATCCAGCCAGACGAGCCCAAGCCGCTTATGATATTTTAGGTCGTAGTGTTAAAGGTGTTGATTGGGTCAAGTATGTTGCCGAATTAGATAGAACAAAAGGTACTATGGCAGAAGCTGCCAGAGGTGCCGATGCTGCCGCTTCTGCTCTTTCTAGTATGGCCAAATTTATGAATGATGTTAAAAATGAAATCTTAACCATTCTAAGTCCAATATTAATGTTAATCAGTTATTTTACCGGCATCAGTGATGAGATGGGTGCTGCCAAACTTGTTGGTATTGCTTTGGTAGCTGTGTTTACTGTATTAACTGGTTATGGCATAGTACAAGGATTCATGTTATTAAAAACAGCCATTCAAGGTGTTGTAGTCAGTATGTTGGCATTAGAAACTACAATGGCACCCATAATAGGATGGTTTATTGCTGCCGCTGCCGCTGCCGCTACAGTATATGCGGTATATCAACGATTGACTGGTCAAGTGGATTCATTATGGGATGGTTACAAAAAATTAGGAAATGAAATCAGTGAAGGTGTAGCATCAGGTTGGAAAAAATTAACAGATTATGTTAATCAAAATACTATTGCTTTAGATAAAAATAAACAAGCTAGTTTACCGATATCAACTGAAAAACCAGTTGATCCTAATGCCGCTCATATAGCTTCATTAAACACACAATTGGAATTAATGATTGCTAATAATAAAATTGCCAAAGAAAGATTAGAAAAAGAATTATCTTTGGTAAGTGCCAGTAATAGTTATAAAGCCGCTGAATTAGAAAAATTTGATAGTGAAAGCAAACATAAAACTGAACTTATAAGATTACAGGGCGAAATAAACAAATTAACTGCTGAACAAGGCAAACAAGGTGTTGATCATAGTAAAGAAATAGCTATTCTTGAAAAGATGAAAGATGAAGAAAATAAACGCTTTGCCGGAACAACTGGAATTAAAGGCGATATCGTAGCTGGCACTGAAGCCAGAAAAGAAGATATTGCTTTATTAAATCAACAAGCTCAATTTGAAGAACAGATTGCTGAAATAAAAAGAAAAACTGCTGAATTAACAATGACTTCTAGTCAAAAAGCTCAAGCAGAAGTTGATAAAGAAACTACCAAACGCATTGATGCTCAAAGAAAATTATTTCAAGAAGCTAATGGACCAAATTATAATGCGGATACTGATCCCAAATTCTTAAAACAAAAAGCAGAAATTGAAGATTGGGGTAGAACTCAAAAACAAGTTGTTGCGGAATCTGAAGTCCAGGCAAGAGATTGGGCAACTGGGTGGAATGAAGCATTTGTCAAATATAAAGATGATGCTACCAATGCTTCATTAACATCCAAAAAATTATTCGATGATAGTACCAAAGGCATGGAAGATGCCATTGTTAATTTTGCCAAAACAGGTAAATTGAGTTTTGATACCTTGCTACAAAACATTGCCGAAGATATTTTGCGTAGTCAAATTAAACAATTATTTGCTGGACTGTTTACAGGCATTGGTAATGGTGGTGTATATGGCGGTAGCGCCGGCTCTGGCACAGCTCAAGGCGGAATATTCAGTGGTCTAGGCAAACTGTTAGGATTTGCTGATGGTGGAACTATTCCTACCAATGCTCCAGTTCTAGTAGGTGAGCGCGGACCTGAGCTTATCAGTGGCGCACAAGGAATGACAGTTACTCCAAATAATCAATTAGGTAATGGTGGCGGAATGACCAATGTGACCTATAACATCAATGCTACCGATGCTAGAAGTTTCCAACAAATGATTGCCCAGGATCCAAGTTTCTTGTATGCGGTGACCTTGCGTGGACAAAACATGATACCTGGCGCGGCCGGAGGATTATAAAATGAGTTTTCAATGGATTATAGATAACGCACAAGATGTACAGATCAACAAGCGTGGTGTTGTGGCCACAACCATAGCCCGCGACCAAACTGTGCGTAGTGTTAGTCGTGCTGGTATCGTTTGGCGCTTTACAGTTACCCCAGCAACAGGATTGAGATACAATGATCCCAGTATTAGAGGTTATATCGAAACAATAGATAATTTAGATAGATTCACAGCGTTCACAGCCAGTTTTAGTCATTTGAATTTGTTTCCTTATCAAGATACAACTCCACCAACCAGCATTACAGTTACACAAGGATCAAACACAGCAACTATCAACAGTGGCACATTGATTAGTGGCGATGTTGTTCAACTTACTGGTCAACCAAGAGTTTATAGTGTCTATGGTAATACTAGTGGTACCACAGTTACATTTAATCGTCCTGTGCTAGAAGCCAGCGGCACTTATGGATTGACTGTGGGCAACAATGTCACATTCAATTTGATTTGTACTCAATTACCTGATTACAAAATCAATCCTGGTAATATTGTTACTTGGGATAAACCATTTATCTTTGTAGAGGCGTTACCAACACCATGACATCAGCACTAAATCTAACTGCTTATCGTGGCATTCAACAGGCCACATTCATTCGTATGGTATTCACGCAAAATGGAAGCCAAGTGGTGGTGCGTGTAAGCAATCATTCAACTCCATTTTCAATTGTTGAAAGTGATGGACAAAGTTATAGTTATCCAGCTGTAGGTACATTGTTGGGTGTTACACAAATTACCAATGAAATCAAATCCAGTCAGGCGGATGTCACAATAAGTTTAAGTGGTATTCCCCAACAATACATGGCCGACATTGTGGCCAATCCAATCAAAGCGGCACCAGTAGAAATACGCAAGGTATTTTTTGATACCAATGGCAATTATCTGAATATTACTGGTAATCCAATATTGGAATTTGTTGGAGTGGTCAGTAACTTTTCAATTGATGAAAAATGGACCAATTACGCCAGTCAAAGCATTACCAGCACAATCAATTTGACCTGTGCCAGCACATTGGCTGTGTTAAGCAAACAAGAAAGTGGACGCAGAACCAACCAAGCAGATCAATTGTATTGGTTCCCCGGTGACAACAGCATGAATAGAGTAGCCAGTTTGACTGATGCGGTATGGAATTTTGGTGGCAATACACCAGTCAGTACTATTAGTCCAACTACTGGCATGGTAGTACAGGCATAAGGAATAGATATGTGGGATTTTCTAGGTTCGATATTTGGAGAAGGTGCTGGATTAGGCGGTATATTTGCTCGTGTGGCTGTGGCATTTGGTCTAATGAGATTTATCACAGGACTTACTAATAAAAATAACACAACCACAACTGTTGTTGATAATCGTATCCAAGTTGCTCCAGCTACTACTAACAAGATTCCAGTGGCATATGGTGCTAGTTATTTTAATGGTACCATATTTGATATCGAATTAACCAATAACAATCAAAGTCTTTGGGCTGCCATTGCCTTGTGTGAAACTACAGGTAATTTATATTCTACAGGTTCAGCCAGTAGTATTCATATTGATGCTATCTACTTAGACAACAAATTAATCACATTCAAAAGTGATGGCACAACGGTAGATTATACCACAGATGATACTGGTGTTCAAGATACCAATCCCAGCGGTCTAATAGGTATCTATCTCTATCAAGGCAATAGTAGTAGTCCTATGTTGCCAGTAACTCCTGGTACAACCACAGCTATTAGTGGCACAGTTCCTCCAGCGGCCTATAGCATTATGCCTGGATGGAGCAATACCTACATGGCAGAAAATTTGATCTTTGCCATTGTCAAATTGAATTATGATCAAAGCAAAGGTCAACATACTATTCCCAATTTGAAATTCCATGTGGTCAATAACATGAATTTGCCTGGTGATTGTTTGTATGATTATATGGTCAATGATCTTTATGGTGCGAGCATTGATCCCAGTTTGATTAATACTTCAAGCATCGCCGCGTTGAATACCTATAGTAGTCAATCAGTTACTTATGGCGCTTATCCAGCACAGCAACGCTATGCTATCAATGGTCTAATAGATACTACTAATAAAGTGTTAGATAACATGGACAAAATAGCTGCCACAGCCGGTAGTTATATTACCTACGATGTGGCTACTGGTAAATGGAGTGTGTTAATTCAACAGGTTGTTAGTCAAACATTTAGTTTCGGTGATCACAATATCATAGGACAAATCAGTGCCACAGGTACTGCTTTGGACAGTTACTACAATGCGGTTGAATTACAATTTCCTTATGCTTATTATAGAGATCAAAACAATTACATTCGTATTGATTTACCTAGTCAAGATTTGGATTACAATGAGCCTATCAATGTTCTTAAATTACAGCATGATCTAATTAACAATCAAGTTCAAGCGGCTATTATTGGTAATATCATGTTACGCCAAAGTAGAGAAGATCTAGCTGTGGAATTCAAAACAGATTTTTCCAGTTACAATTTACAAGTGGGTGATGTGTTTGGTCTTACAAACAGCACCTATGGTTTTACCAATAGACAATTTCGTGTTATAAAATTAATCAAATCCGAAGATGAAAAAGGTGAGTTAACCATTGCGGTCACTGGACTTAGTTACAATCCGGATGTTTATACTGTAGATACAATAGATCAATTTACTCCATTGTTAGGAACCAGTACAAATCCCAACTTGGCAGCTATTCAAACACCTGATGCGCCTACAGTGGTAGGAAGCACAGTTAGTAGTCAACCCAGCATGACTGTTACCGCAACAGTACCCGCAGGTGTTGTTACTGACATGGAATTCTGGGCGTCAAGTGATGGTACCAATTATACATTCCAAGGATCTACTCGTAGTCTTAATAGTGGACCATTTGCCACAGGATCAACTACTTCATTCAAAAGTATTGAATTATTAACAGCCACTTGGTATTGGAAAGTTCGTGCTGGTAATGTACAAGGTACAAGTCAATTTAGTGCGGCTAGTACAGGATTTGCTTTTACCTATACACAAGCTCCGGATGTATTGCCAAGTAACACACCTATAACCAATTCCAGCGGTGGTGGATTAACTGGTCTTGAAGGTTTGGGTCTTGGTATTATTGGTGCTTATGTAGCTAGTCAAATAAATTGGCAAGGATTGGGTAATAGTATTTTAAGTGGATTAGAAAGTGCTGGAATATTAGATTCTTCAACTGTAGCTAGTATTCAAAGTAATCTTAATAAACAATTTACAGGTGGTACAACTGCTGGTACAGGTATTAATGTAAGTTCATCTGGTGTGGTTAGTCTAAATGCTAATCTTAATGATCTTAATGATGTTAATTCATCTTCCCCAACATCAGGACAAGTATTAACTTGGAATGGAACATATTGGATTCCTGAAACTAATTCATCTTCTAATGTTCAAAAAATGGATGATTTAACAGATGCCGATACAACTACTGTTACACCATTAGTTGGAGATTATTTGTATTGGGATGGTACTAATTGGAGACCAGATAGAACAGAAACTGGTCCTGGTGGATCACATTATTATCAACAATCTCCGGCACCTACTGATGTTTGTGAAATTGGAGGATATATTGCTGTTGGATCAATAAGTGTACCAACGGTTACAGATACAAATTTATCAACTTGTGGAGGAAATCAACAATTTACTGTTGCTCCTGATCAGACTAGTACATCTATTGGCGCAACTTATAGTTCTAAAACAGGCCCAACCGGTGGCTATTATTATATTACTGTTACCTTTTCATCTACTACAGCACCTACTGGAAATTGGTTAATTTCAGCTGGAAATCCTTCAGCTAATGGATTACATACGATTTCTAGTTCAACTAGTACTAGTGCTACTATAAGATACACATATAATCCCGGCACCATAAGTTCAGGAACTTATTTTAGAATGGATAAACCTAATGGTACAGGTAGTGCTCCAAGAATATATGGACTAAAATCTTTAATTATTAAGAATAATATTGCTAGTTCTTATACTTTAGTAATTACTCCAAGTGTAGGATGCGTTAGTTGGTCGCCTAATCAATTGAATTCAACAAATTATATTCCAAATAGTTCTTCCGGAATTACAGACGGTCCTAATCAATATGGCAATTCAAATAATCCATTATCTTTTACTGGAAGTTATAATGCTATTAATACTATTTTACAAGGTAAATTAAATTGGTGTTATAATTCAGCTTGGACTGATTATACAACTACTGTTTCTATCCCACCGAGTTCGACTTCAGTAACTATTTCTTATGCTTTAACGGCAAATGGAGTTACAAAAACTCATACAGAAACATTGACATATGTTTCATATTCGACAATGTATCCATTAGATAAACAATATACAGTTAGTTAATATTAATTTTATCTAATATAATTGAGATTTGTTCTAAGAGAAGATGATCATCTTCAGTTAAAGAATTTGTTTTAATTCTTTGAATTAATTCTTTCAATCTATTATAATCAATTTTCATAATCAAAAAAAAGACTCATAATATGAGTCTTTTGAAAAAGGTGTTAGGGAGAAATTCAGAGAAATTAGGGTAATGGCTGTAACCCTGGAGAATTTATCGTTATGCCAACGATGTCAGAACCTTGTATCACAGGACGCAATACAATTCTCCCTAACACACTTATTTATTCCGCTCAGTAAAATAAGCATAGAAAATAGACTGAATTCTATGCGCTCCTTTGATCAATGTTGTGCCATCTGGATGAACAAAGGCACTACAATTTCTACAATGAGTTCGCCAGTGTCTTTCAGGCGTCAATGACAATCGTTTTTCAACTATTTGATCAGTTACAATTTCTCCACAACCCAATTCACACAATCTATTAACGGGTTTTAGTTTTTCTATTTCAATAGGCAATGTGGTATTGTTGTCTTCGCTGATTTCAAATACTTCAACAATTTCTTCTTCACCAAATTCATTTTCAACTATTTGTCTCACTCGTTTGGGTTTGGACCATTTTTTTGTTGGATTTATAATGGCCACCGATTCTATAAATTGTTTGATATCTTCATTTTTCATCCAGTATTTAATAACCAAAAACTTTTATCTACTTTTTCTTGGGTTTTTCAGGGTTTTTTTAAGTTATCACTAAATACTAATGTGATCAGAAAGATCAACAACAAATTCATAACCCTTAAGGAGAATTTTTATGTCAGCCGCATCAAGTTATTTAGAAGCAAAAGTACTAAACCATGTACTAACATCAACAAGTTACACACAACCAAGCACACGCTATGTGGCTTTGTTTAACAACACAAGTGGTAACGCATTAGCTAACCTACAAAACGGAACATTAACAGATGAAGTTTCAACTTCAGGTACTGCTTATGCTCGTCAAGCTGTAACATTCGCTGCCGCCGCAACTACTGGTAGTGGTCTAACAGCCGTTACTACAAGTGCTACCAACGCAACTGTTACATTCCCAACAGCAACAGCAAGTTTTGGTTCAATCACTCATGTGGCCGTTATGGATGCCGCAACAGCTGGTAATGTACTGTTCTTCGGTGCTGTTACAACTGCCAAGCAAATTGACACAGGTGATACATTTCAGATCACAAGTGGCAACTTGACTGTAGCCCTAGCTTAATTCGTTAAGCAACACCTGCTAGGGGCATTGCCCCTTTCAGGCTGAGTACACCAGTATTCTAGACTTGGACTCCTAGAGTATTGTAGAAACAACTATAAGTGGAGCAAGTCACAATGTCATCAATAACAACAAGAGCAGGTAAAGGCTCACCGTTAACCTATATAGAGGTCGACAGCAATTTTACCAATCTCAATTCAGACAAAATCCAAGCCACCAATGGTATGGGATCCAGTGGACAAGTATTAACCACTGACGGAACCAATGCCACTTGGGCCACAGCCAGTAGTGGATTACCTACCGCTATCATAAATTTTGGAGCAAATATAGCATATTCCGGTACTGGTAGTAAGGCGTTAAATGGCAATATTAATCAAATATTTTCAAATATAAGTTCTTTATCAATAGGTAGCAATAGTTATAATTGGAATGGAAACGGTAGTGTTAGTAATGTCCCTTATATAACATTCCCAGCAGGAAGTTATCAAATATTAATACCTGCTTATAAAACACAGATTGGAACAATTGGCACAATGTATTTTGGAGATACATCTACCAATAATCAATTAGTTACATCTTATAGTAATTCTACTTTTCAACAATTCTCTGTCGGAAGTTATCCATTTTTTCAAGGAGGAATTTTTACATTTGACACTACAGGTACAACTATAATTCCTGTAGGTAGTACTAGTAATACTGGTTATTCCTATAATGGAATTTTACAAATTACCAAATACGCCTAAGGAATAACCAATGACCAAACCAGTTATAGTTACAAGAGCAAGTAAAGGATCAGCCCTTACTTGGACCGAAGGCGATAGTAATTTTACTAACCTTCAAAATGCCACACTGACATTTACAGATGGCACAAACAGTCACGCATTCAGTCTCAATGATACAGTGACATTTACAGCAGGTACAAATATTACCTTATCAGTTAATAGTTCAACAGGTGCTGTTACCATTAACAATGGTATGTCGGCATTTGATCCCACAAGTCCCGGACCGATTGGTGGAACAACTCCTGCCGCTGGAACATTTACACAAATTGTTAGAAATGGCAATTTAAGTATTGCTGGTCTAGGAACGCAAGCTCAACTGTTTAGATCAGGTGGTGGTACTATTACAGATACTACCAGTACAGGTACTATTACCGCAACATATCTAAATGGTTTCGGACCACCAACTATAGCGGCCACGAACGCAGGTGTTACCTATACAACAGCGGCTACATTAACTATTGCTCCTCCTACAGCAGGTACTAATGTCACTATAACAACTCCATTGTCATTGTATTCAAGTGGTACAATTCAAACTGTTGGTTTAACTACCACAGGTACAACAGCAATGGGTGGATTAACTAATATTACTCCTAATGGTACTAATGGAGTAACTATTCAACCTAGTGGTACTGGTACAATTACAATCAGTAGTCCTACTACTGGAACTATTGATGGTATGAATATTGGATCAACAACCGCAAAAACTGGTAAATTTACCAATTTGACCACAACTGGTTATTACAATGAAGCGGTATATACCTCGGGCTCAACAACAGGTACAATTACACCTGATTGTGCTAATGGTACAACACAAAAGATTACTCTAACTGGTTCAATAACATTTTCAGCATTTGCCAATCCAGTAGCAGGTCAATCAATGACCTTAATCATAACACAACCAGCCTCAGGTGGTCCATATACACTAACATCAACTATGAAGTTTGCTGGTGCCACAAAAACATTAACAACTACAGCCAGTGCTGTTGATATTATGACTGTGTTTTATGATGGTTCAACATATTATGCCAGTTTGGCCACAGGATTCGCATAATGCCAATTGGTGCGTTCAAACTCAATACTATCAGTAGATTGTTATCTACCAGTGGAACCATAACAGCCACTGGTGGATCTGTGAATTTTGCCTATATTAGTGGTGTTGGTTACAAAATTCACACTTTTACAACAACTGGTTCAAACTCGTTTGTTGTCAGTGCTACCACTGGAACACCCAAAGTAGATATTTTATTAGTAGGTGGCGGCGGAGCAGGTGGCGGCGTTACAACTACTACTGGCGCAGGTGGCGGCGGAGCAGGTGGTGCTGTCGTTTATCAAACAGGTGTTCCTGTTATTGTAGGTACTGGGACAGTTACAGTAGGGGCTGGTGGAAGCGGAGCTAATGCCGCTGATGGAAATCCAGGTGGATCATCTTCTACGACATTAAATGGTGGAATTACAGCGGCGGGTGGTGGTGGAGGAACTGTTAATAGTGCCGCAACTAACGGCGGCGGTTCAGGTTCAAATAGTGTCACAAGTTTTACCAGTACACAAGGCACTTATGCTTATAAGGGCGGTAATAGTTTCGGCTCATCTACCGCCGGATCTATAGCATCAGGTGGAGCCGCTGGTGCGGGTGGAGCAGGTACAAATGCCGCTAATGCTACAGGCGGCAATGGTGGTATAGGCATTCAAAATAATATTAATGGTTTTAATCTATATTATGGTTCAGGTGGGGGTGGATCAGGTACAACAGCCGGTCAGGTTTATGATAATACAGGAACTTTAGTTACCTCTGTCGGAAGTAACGGTGGTGGCCGATCAGTAACCAATCCCGGACGAAGCAATCTTTTAGTATATGGTGGGGGTGGGGGTGGCGCATATAATAATAGTAGTTCAGCCGAGGTTGGTGGTTCTGGTAATCAAGGTATTGCCATATTGAGATATCCTGCGCCATTAGTCAGTCAGTTGACTTATATTTCCAGTACTACAACTTCGAACAGTTCAACAGTTACTTGGCCAACTGTACAAGCAGGTGATATCGCTATATATTTTAACTCGGCCGTATCTACTTTTTCTAATGCCGTGCCTACCACAGTTAATCCAACAGGATTTAACAGTATTCAAATAGCTACAAATAATACAACAAGAGGTTTAAGATCCAATGTGTTTTACAAAGTGTGTACTGGCAACGAAAGTGGTACCACACTTACTGGTATGACATATCAAACTAGTACAACACTTACAACAAATAATTTAATTATATATCGTCCAAATATTCCTAATAATCAAATCATTGTTAGTACAGGCATCAGTCAAGCAGGATACGGTAGTTCCGGGGTTATTACCAATCAAGTACTTCCTATGGGTTCTATAAATAATACAACTTTTGTTGGATTTGCCTATTACTTTGCCGGAAGCGGCGGCTCAGTTACACGAGGAAGTACAGTAACAGCTACTCGAGAAATAGCTAACAATGCTACCCAATATGTTCAAACATTCGATGCGTTGACTCCCAGTTCAACTATTGCCAACTCAACTTTCAGCATTAGTACAAGTGCCGCTAGTGCTCAAAGTTTAATAAGTTTTTATATTACTATTATCTAAGGACAAGCAATGGCAACACAAGATCAATTTTATCTAACCGATGGCTATTTTACACCTAGCCTAGACTATTTTGTCTACACAGCTGATGCGGCCGCCAGTGTTGCCAGCCAGTCCACTGTGGTTGCCTTTGGTGGTGATATCAAGACCACTATTTTAATTGCGTTTGATACCAGCACATTAACTGTTACGCCAAACAGAATTAGAAATACAAACGCCAGTGTATCAAGTTCAAGTACAGTTACCGAAACTCCAACAAGAATTCGTTCTGTTACCACCGCATTATCTACAACCACAAGTCAAACCGCATTAGGTGGCAAGTTACAATCTGTTCTAGTTGACCTAACACCATATGCTGTAAATTATTTTGGAGATGATTATGCTTTTATTGGTGGTATCGCTAGTTCAATCATTATTAATGCTACCAAGATAGCTGCCACACCTTATAAAACAGGCAATGCCAATTTATCTAGTAATTCAACTGTTCAAATTCAACCTATTAAAGTTGGCAATGCCCAAAGCAATTTGAATATTAGTTCAACACAAACAACCGTATCTAATAGAACAAGAAATACCACAGTGGCATTAACTGATCAATTCAGCACAACATTGATCTGCCGTGCTACTAAGAATGATCAGGTTAATTTGTATTCTAATTCCAATACCGCAACAATAGCGGCTATAATTAGAACAATTAACACAGCCCTAAGTACCACAACCAGCATTGTGGCCACAGGTTCAAGAAGTAGATTGTATTCCAGTGCTCAAGCCAGTACTGCCAGTATTGTTGCGGTTGATTATCGTATTCGTTCATATCAAGCCGCGACATCAGCGGCTTTTTCATTGACTAAAACAATTAATGTAACCAAAACAACCAATATTACAGTTTCTAGTGCGTCTGTTTTAATCACAAGAAATAATAAAATTGTTCAATTCTCTGCGGCATTAACTGATCAATTTAGTACCACATTGATTTGTCGTGCTACAAAAAATGATCAAGTTAATTTATATTCCGCCAGTACATTAACTGAAATAACTAGTCGTGTTCGCAATACAAGTGTGACATTATCTGTTAACAGTTTAATTACCACTATTGCGGTTAAAACTGTTAACATTGCCAAGACTTTACAAGCGACCACAAGTCAAACCACAATTAGTAAAAAAGTTACTGGTTATTCAAGTAATCTAACCAGCACATTCTCACAAACACAGTCTTATATAAGAATAAGAACTGATGCCAGTGCTGAATATGCCTTATTCACTATAGGTGTTGTTTGCTTTGCCACAAAAAATGGCATTGACGCAATGGTTGCTAGATCGACTATTAATATTACGGGCAATTGTAATGCTACAAGAATTAGTAATTTATCTAGTAATTTAACGATAACTATTCAACCTAATAAAACTACACAATCAAATATAAGTTTAATTAGTTCTAGTTCTATTGTAATTATTGGAGCAAAAAATAGTTTATTTTGGCATAATAATTCTGCCGCAAATGGTTCTCCTATTGTTACGGATTCTTCAAATAATGTTTATTCTATTGGAAGTTATACAAATACATTAATAAAACTTAATAAATTTGGTGTAGGTCAATCCACTTATAATATATTCACTAGTCCAAGCAACGCACCTGCCACTTTTTATACTATGGCTATTGATTCGGCTAATAATATTCTCGTTGGTGGCCAGCCACCTACTATGGGAAGTGTTAGTTCAGATGGATCTAGTATAAATTGGTCTAAATCTGGAACTGGAAGTATTAGTAATAGTAATAGTGTTCAATTAAGAACAGTTAAAACTGTAGGATCCACTTCTTATTGGGCATTTATTACACCTTATCGTGTATCAACGAAAACTTATGAAGAAATAGATATCGTTCAAATTAATAGTTCTGGAACTCTTGTTAATTATTATAGTGGAGGACATGGTAGTAATTCATATGATAATGTTCAAGACATTTATCCCACTGTTGGAACTATATTTGTAGCACACAGTACTGCTAGCGGTAGTGGAGCGATTTGGAAAGTAACTCAACAAGGTGTAGGAACATATTCATTACCATATAGTACAACCATTAATTTAACAAATATTGTTGCGGATTCTTCCAATAATATCTATGTTTGTGGTTATGATTATACCAACAATAATTTCATTATTAAACTTAATAATGCTGGTGTTTTTCAATGGCAAAGAAATATATCAGTTCTCAATATTAATGCGGGTACTTATGATTTAAAAATTGATTCTTCTAATAATTTATATTTGGCCAGCTATGATGGTAGTGTTGGTACAATTATTAAAATGAATGCCAGTGGTACTGTATTATGGAAAAAACAAGTTTTAAATCAATACGGACCAACTTTTGTCAGTTTATCAATCCAAAATGGAATTGTTTATGGTTCAGGAAGTTCGGGTCTATATACATTTTCTGAACAAGGTGAAAATATTACCTATGATGATGGAGTTCAAATTGTTGATAATACATCAACAACTGTTTCGACTCCTTCAACTCCTTATACCTGGACTATTGGTTCAAATCAAATTAGTTTAAATTCTGGTGGTAGTTATAGTTTAGGTTCTTCAATTTATTCAGGTACTTCTAATGCTGGCACATTAAATGGACTATCAAGCCAAACATTTTATGCGCCATCTATAATCTATCAATTTAATGCGAATTTAACCAGTAGCTTTACTCAATCTGCTTTGGGAATAAGCAGAAAAGGTACTAGTTGTAATTTAACTAGCCAATCATCTGTATCTATTATTGGAAAAAAAGTAGTTAGTAGTTCTTGTCAATTATCAACAACAAGCACATTAAATGAAATTGTAAATTGTATTCGCAATTTTAAAATTAATTTAATATCTGCTAGTTCAGAAATTATTGTTGTTGCCAAATCCAGCGCAGATGTTGCCAATTTAACCTGTTCAAGTACTCTGGTAGCGGCGCCAGTTAAAATAGGTAGAATTACACAAACTGTAAATTCAATCTCAACTTTAAC